TTATTTGATAGCACGCAAGAAAGAGTCAGTTACCTCGCTAGCTACTTCATCTTTGATGTGTGTGTATTTTTGTGTCATATAGGATGTTGAATGTCCTAACGCAGCAGCCATGTGTTCGACAGGAACACCAGCGATTTGTCCTTGAGTGGCAAAGAAATGTCTCATTGTGTGAGGTGTAACATAGATATTTGTTTTGTCACTTACTTTTCTAAAAGCATAAGCGATATGAGAATAACCTATCGGATTTCCTTTGTGATTTTTTATTTTCATTCCTGTATCAACAAAAATAAAATCACCTTGACCTAAAATCCTGTTGGTTTCCTTGGCAATTTGTCTTGAAAGTATCATAGCTTTCTGCAAGAGTTTAGTTGTTTCTTCATCAACTAACACATAGCGTTCAGAAGTCTTTGTCTTCATTCTGCCACCCTCTGGACGTCTGCTCGTCCGACTTTCGTTAAGGAATATTTTAAAACGTCCGCCAATTAACGTTAACGAGCCGAATTTAACCCCTAAAACCTCGCTTCTACGTAAACCAAAATAAGTAAGACGAACCATGGCATAATCGTAACTACTTAAGATTTCACGAGCACATTTATCCCAAATGCGGAAATCCTCTAAAGATAGCTGTTTCTTTTTCGCAGGAATGTCACTTTCTCCAATGTAAATTCTTAAAATAGGGTTTTTATCTATGTAGTCGTTTATCACAGCGTCAGTCAGCATAGATTCAAAAAGAGCACTGATTTGAATAACGCTAGTTCTTGAATAGCTCTTTAACATACTAGATACGTATGCTTCATATTTCGTGCGTTTAATATCTTTTAACAATGTCCTGCCAAATTGTTTGTGGAAATGATATTTGTACCAACTCATCTTTGTAGCTATAGTATCCGGTGCCCAACGACCTGTTTTAATTCGATTCTCGCTGTATATCTGCCAGTAATCGTCAACAGTCATATTTTTACGTGAGTCGTAGTCACCATTTGCGATTTTGTTTTCGATTTCAGCAAGTGCTTGTCTGGCTTCTGCAAGAGTTTTCAAACCACTAGCACTTGCTTCTGTTTGCTTACCATTTAGTGTGAATTTTCGGCGAACGTAGTAGCGTTTGCCTTTTTTAGTTTCGTATGTAAAAATGCTTGGATATTTTGTTTTGTTGCGTTTCATGTTTTTCTCCTTGTTAAAAATGTAGCTTCTGGACAAGGCCTTTTTAACTTAGAGATTTTTGACAATCACCCCCTTAAAATGATAGTATAGAGTATAAGAAAGATGCCTAGTTTTCACCTAGGGTAATTTCTTATACCAATTATTTTTATCCCTTGCACTCAAAATTTGGTCGTGGAGAGTGTGAGGGATTTTTTTATTTTCTTCAATTAATTTCCGTAGCTGTTAATATTGTAGTGATGACCGTACATTAAAGGAAGCGTTACTGTTTTACCTAGTGTGCTTTCGTATGACGTCAATCCTTTAGCAACTCCATAAAATGTTACGTTATCATCTTCAGCTATAACGTCATCATATACATATTTACTAATGCCGACCATAACGATTTTACTATGGTCGTCGTCCATAGCCACACGAAGATAATGAATATCGTCACTTTCTGTATTTTGAACAACAGTACCAGTTATTTGAATTTTCTTGTCATTTTCTAATTGGTCGTGATTCCAAGTTGCGAAATCAGGCACTTCGTAATTATTTGGGTCGAAAGTTTCCGAACTTGAACTAGACGAATAATTTGATGAAGAACTAGAGCTGTAATTGTAATCATTATCATCTTCACTACTGTAATCATCACTATCATCAACATTTGAACTAGAAGAAGCGACTATTTTATTTTCAGATTGTTTTTCTTTTACGACTGTTCCAAAAGCAGCAATACCTAAGACAACTGCGAGTGTAATTAAACATAGAGCAATGAGATTTCGAACTGCACCCTCATTTTTTCTTTTCATCAATTATTCTCCTATCAGCTTTTAACGTGATTCAGTTTTGCACGTAGTTTTATCTATTGTTTTTCGTAAAATGTAAAATGAACGATAAAATTAGGTTCATCTTCAAAAAAATCTATGTCAGCAGTCAATTTACAAATATATTTTTCACTATGCAACATGCTACGAAGTTTTCTAAGACCTCTTCTTGGGACATAACCAACAAAAATATCGTAAATATATATTTTAATAGCATATTTATCATACTTGTTTTCTGGTTCGAGTTCAAATCTGACTTTGTCAGTATGCATGTCTGTAGTATTGCTTGAAACTAAATCGTATGCTTTTTCTGCGTTCTTTTTTCTGTATTTAGTTCCCGCAACAGAAGTAAAAGTTTTATATATCTCTTTCATAATTAACTCCTACCTTTAAATAACACTTTGCTGAATTTTTCTAAACTCATCTTGTATCATTGCTTCACCCCAAGTTGTGGAAATATCATACTGTGCAGCGAAGCGAACCCAATTAAAATCGTAGATATCAGTAGATTTTAAATAATCAACTAGTAACTCGCGAATCATAAATCTATCAGCTTGATTCTCGTATTGTAAAAGTAGTCTCTTGTAATGTTTTGGGTCATGGTTGATATGCCCAAGTTCATGTAAGATGACTTTTTCACGTTCTTGTTTAGACAATGATTCGTTAACACATATTCGCCTAAGGTCTGGATAGTAGAACCCAGACCTTTCCCACATATCAGCAGGAAAAACGAATAATGATATTTTGTATTCTTTTAAAAGCTCATCAATCTTCATCTCCCATTACCTCAATTGAAAGTCTAATAATTTGTTCTATTTTCTTGACGTCATCATCAGATAATGGCTTACCGTCAAACATCACGACTTTTTCACGCAAATTTGAAAGGTCGATTGATGGCTTGTGTGGTTCAGTTAGTTGTTCGTTAGTGTCATATCCCATTAACCAAGCTTCTGAAACATCTAATGTTTTAGCCAAGAGAACCAATTTATCTTGGTCTGGAATAGATTTTCCACTAACGTATTGAGAGAGTGCACTTTTTCCAAGTTTTACCCCTAATTCTTTTTGGAATTTTTCTGATTTTTTGAGAATATCAACTTGTCTTAAATTTCGCTCGTTCATTATTCGAGCTAATCTTTGAGCAGTATTTTCTTTCATAATATATCACCTTTCATGAGTATATTATATAGTATATTTTCAAAAAGTTCAAGATAAAAGTAAAAAAAGTTCAAAAAAATGAACAAAAATACTTGACTTTATTTTTTGAGGTGCTATAATAAAATCATAAAGTTCAAGATATTGAACAAAAGAAAGGAGTATCTATGATTTACAAATATGATTATTCCAAGTTAAATGGAAAAATTGTTGAAGTTTTTGGCACAAAGAAAAAATTTGCGCAAAGCATGAACTTGTCTGAAAAGTCGATATCTGCCAAAACCAACAATAAACGTGGTTGGCAACAGCCGGAAATTTCAAAAGCTTGCGAATTGTTACAGATTCCAAGCAATGAAATTAATTCATATTTTTTTAAATATAAAGTTCAAGATATTGAACATTTTTAGAAAGGAAAACATATGAACAATTTAATCAACGTCACTTTAAACGAAAACCAAGAACCTGTTGTGTCAGGTCGTCAACTTCATGAAACCTTAGGAGTTAAAACAAGATATAACGATTGGTTCAATCGAATGATTGACTATGGTTTTGCTGAAAACGAAGACTATTTAGCTATTACTCAAAAAAGAGTAACAGCTCAAAATAATGAAACGACCTTTAAAGACCATGTTCTCAAACTAGATATGGCGAAAGAAGTCGCTATGATTCAACGTACCAACAAAGGAAAAGAAGTTCGTCAATATTTCATTCAAGTAGAAAAAGACTTCAATAGCCCTGAAAAAATCATGGCACGAGCTCTTAAAATTGCTGATAGCAAAATCATTAAACTTGAAGCAACAATCGAAGAGCAAAAACCAAAAGTTATCTTTGCGGATGCTGTTAGCGCTAGCCATACATCTATTTTAGTAGGTGAATTTGCTAAGCTTATGCGCCAAAACGGCGTTAACATGGGGCAAAATCGTATGTTTGTATGGTTGCGAGAAAACGGCTATTTAATCAGCCGAAGAGGTAGCGATAAGAATATGCCAACACAAAAATCAATGGAGCTTGGCTTGTTCGAAATTAAAGAAACGACTATCAATCATTCAGACGGTCACATCAGCATTAACAAGACACCTAAAATTACGGGCAAAGGTCAATTGTATTTTGCTGATAAGTTGTTGAATACTGATGATGACAGCAAGAAACTTAGCTAATTAACTGATTTCCAGCTAGGTTGCTACGGTTCTAGCAGACACCTCCGAAATATAAATAATTGACACGATGAAACGAACTCCATTAGGTCTGCTAGGGCTATACCAGCCTAGCTGGGAAATGAAAATATAGAAAGGATATGACATGGAAGAAATTTTAGAACGCATAGCAAAAAGCCTTGAGTCTATTGATACAGAACTCAAGGCAAGAAATACAGACCGAAAGAAACTACTTGAAGAAGCTGAGCGAATCGAAAAAAAGGTTATAGAAATTCAAGCAGACCCTTTTGGTCTTGAGAATTTAAAAGCTACAGCATTAGCTGATAAAGCTAAGAAAAAGGAATAGCTGCTTTGATTTTAGCTGCGAAATCAAGAACATTTTCAATTCTCTCTTTGAGAGTAGGTTCTTTGAATTTGAGTTCAAGTGCGGCAACAGCTTCTGTCGTTAGACAAATAAAGAAAAGAGTGTCATTGCCTGCTACTGCTGATATATACTTATGTCTTTGCAACTCAAAACACGTATCAAGAACATCTTCTTTAGACCATTCAGGCATGATATTTTCTTTGATGAAATCAATATCTTGGAAGTTTCTTGCTTGTTCTTTAGAAACTTTATCTTTTCTTCTGTCAAGATACTGTGCATACATTGAACTCAAAAGATATTTTGCATCATTAGTTAACTCATTCATATAATCACCTCCTCGAGATGATTATACCAAAAAAAGTCACTGAGAAATCAGCGACTTACACAAATAACTTACTTACATTATACCAAAAGGAGGCACTTATGGATAGTGTAATGCAACATTTTATTGATTGGCTGAAAAGCATAATCAAAGACACATTAAATAAGCTTTTGGAAATTGAGAGAGATGACGATTTTCCAGAATTAATGGACGTAACGACAACGTGTGATTTTTTGGGAATTAAATACGACACGTTTCAACTTTACCGTTATTCAGACGGTTTTCCAAAAGAATTGCCAGCTAAGCGCTGGTCTAAGCGAGCTATTAAGAAATGGCTTGAAAATCAAATTTAAAGCTTCTGGACAAGGCTTAGAAAGAGGAAGGAAATGGATATGGATAAGTATCTAGTTTTGGAACGTACATTGTATGACGGTTATCAGAAAGTTTATCTCTTTGAAAACGGATATGGTGCAAGCGTAGTAAAACATTCGCATTTGTACGGACTTGAAATGGCTGTAATCCAAGGAAATATTGATGATTGTCGTCTTTACTATGACACACCAATTACTGTGACTGTTTTAGGTTATCTAGACGAAAACGAAGTAGAAGAATATTTGAAAAAAATTAAGGAGTTTTAACATGACATATTTAATTATCGCAGTTGCGGTTTTAGCAATTACTGAAATTTTGACATTGATATTGTTCGGTAAACGAACACGTAAGAAAAAAGAAACGGTTAAGCCAAATTATTCTGGCTGGGAAGCGAGTGCTGTTGCATACAATCGCGCTCACGGTTTGCCAGACGATGCGATTTAAGAGGTACTAAATGAAAAAAATGATTGTTTGGGCTCTTTTTGATAGCGGCAATGGCTCATACACTAAAGCGATTAAAACGCTAAATGAAGCGAAAGAAGCAAACATTGACGTTTATCCGATTGGCATCGATATTGAGCATAAAAACAGCCATTTCATTGAGCTAGACTTAGCAGATTACAAGCGCTTATTTGGCGATAATACGCTCTTTGATACGTTGGATAAGCTACCAAAGCCAGATTTAATTATAGCGAGTCCACCTTGTGAGAGTTGGTCAAACGCAAGTGCAATGTGTGAGGGCAATGCTTGTTGGAAACAAGAGGATTTCTCATCAGATAGCTTGTTCGCTCCACAAAGAGAAGCAAGCATGTTCACAATTCGCAATCGTTCAGACTATGAACAAGCATATATCAATTATCGTTATAATCGTCAATTCATGAAGCGTGTGAATGGTGAATTAACAGTATTTAATACTATTGAAATCATCAAACGTTATGAACCATCTTACTTTATCATTGAGAACCCAGCGAGAGGTCGGATTTGGAAGTATATTGAAGAAGTTATGGGTTTTAAATTGCCTTATCTCAATATGACAAGATACAACAATTACGATTATCCGTTACAGAAACCAACAAAATTTGCTAGCAATATCAACTTGAATTTAAAGAACGACATTATTAAACAGGAGATTGAATGGAAGTATTTTTCAAAATCTTATAATGAGCGTTCGAACATTCCACAGAAGCTTTTGCTAGACATTTTTAAAACAGTAATAAAATATTTTGAGGAGTCCGCAAATGGAAAATGAATACTTTGACACAGACGAAATCATGCTGATTGATTTTGATAAAAATGGTTGGCAAGGATACTTTGGCGAAAGAGAGGGAGAAGATTAATGCAATACATCTTTCAAAAACACAACATCAAGCTATACAGCTGTTAGTAATGAGTTTATTAAAGATAAAACGCTCTTTAATAAAGAAAAAGGATTGTTGTTAACCATTTTAAGCAACGCGGATGAATGGCGAGTATATCCAGAAGAATTAGCAAAGCGGTGCAGAGATAGTGAGTCAGCTATCAGAACACAACTAAAAGCACTTGAAAAAGCTGGTTACATACGAACCTATCGAAAATCTTTTGGTGGTCGATATGGTACAGAAACTTACAGATTTTGCGCCGATAGAAAAATCAGCGATGAAATCTTTGAAAAGTTGAAAGTCAAACAAGAAGCTGAATTAAAATAATTTGCTAATGTGCAATTTGCTAATGTGCAATTTGCTAATGTGCAATTTGCTAATCAACAAATTAACCAACTAATAAATACTAACTATAAATAATTACTAATATTAAATAAATACTAATTATAAATAAACATCAGCATCAGTAGAGGTGGAAAATTGAGTAAAAAAGAACTTTTTGAAATCTTTCAACAATGTTTTGGAAGATTACTAACACCATTTGAAATCGAGGATATCAATAAATGGATTGATGAAGATGATATGCCAGCAGAAGTTGTAAATGCTGCTCTGAAAGAAGCAGTAACAAACAATAAAATCAGCTGGAAATATGTTAACAAGATTTTGATTGATTGGCACAAAGCAGGAGACAACACTCTTGAAAAAGTTGAAAAAAGATTGTCTGACTTTGAAGCTAGAAAGAAAAATCAACAACAGTATTCAAATAGCGATCACGTCGGATTTGGCATTCGGGGGTCAGGGTATTAGCTTATGAGTGAATTTGTAAGCATGCAAGAAGCTATGCGACCAATTTTAAATGCTCAAATCGAGCAAACGGAGGAATGGTGTGAGCAACATCAATGTTCAAAAGTCAAAGTCAAAAAAACAGGTTCGGTCTTATGTTTAAAGTGCGGTTACGAAGAACGCAGAGAGTTTGAGACTGAAAAAGCACAAGCTAGCTATGAACGTAACGAAGAGAAGAAGCGTCTGTATTATCTTGAAGAGTTCAGCATGATGGACAACGAGCTAAAATTCGCAACGTTCGACAATTTTAAAGCTGATACACCAGAAAAACAAGCTGACCTTGACTTTGTCAAAAAAGAAGCGAGAGCCTACATCAAAGGTGCTCAAAATAATCTTGTTTTAATTGGTGATGTTGGTGTCGGCAAAAGCCATTTGGCTTATAGTGCTATCAAAGCGATTAGTGACTACAACAAGAAACTAGCTACTGTTATCAATGTTGTTGATTTAGTATCAAAAGCAAAAGAAAACAAATTTGGTTTAGAAGCGTATTACACCAATTTGCTTTCTGGACAAGACAAGAATGATAAGATTGAATACTTGGTTCTTGATGACTTAGGCACAGAGAAAACGACAGAGTGGTCTTCAAACTTAATTTACAGCATTTTAAACAAGCGAACGAATACGATTATCACAACTAATTTGACACCACCAGAAATTCAAAGACGGTATGGTAAACGTATCTTCTCAAGAATTTTTAAAGGCGTAGGTCAAGAACATGTTTATCAGTTTAAAAACAGTACAGATGAAAGGATGAATTTATGGAACTAGAAGAAATGAAAAGAGTTCTAATTCAATTAGCCGATGACATTGTTATGGGAACATATGAGGCTAACGGAATGGGTTCAGAGTATGCACGAGGTGCGTCAGATGTTGCACTTGTGATGAGGCGAATTGCAGAAGGAAAATTTGACGAAGCTTGGAACACCGAAACAATTGTAATCCTTGACGCGAACGATTCGAAGGAGAAAGCATGAACGAGTTAGAAATCAAAATCCTAAATTTTATTAAAAATCGTGGCAGTTTTGAAAATCCAGTGCCACGCAAGCGACTTGAAACAGAGTTCTCTTTGAAGAAACGAGAAGTCGAAAGAGCAATTGAAAGCTTGCGTGTAGAGTTTAAACATCCGATTGTCGCAAGCAAGAAAGCGGGTGCTAGCGGTTATTATCTTCCGAAAAATGATGACGAGAGAAACGCAGGTCTAGCACCTTATAAAGCGCAAATTTTGACATCACAGCAAAATTTAACAGCTATTACATCTATCAACCTTAAAGAATGTTGGAAAGGTCAGACAGCATGAAAGAGTTACTTATTCAACAATTCGAGCAAAGCTATTACAGCTATTCAAACGAAGTAAGAGCTATGTTGTTAGAGCTTAGCGAAGAAGAATTAATCAACAAGCTAGCACGAGACAGCAAGATGTCTCAAATAAAAATGATTGTATTTTGAGGTGAAGAAATGAAATACAAAAAAGGTGATGACATTTATTTAAAAGGGCAAATTGTAGGCGTAAGTTCTTGTAGTGAATTTTCTTATCCTTACGAGGTGCTGATGGCAGATGAATTTATCGACGTAAAAGAAAAAGACATTGTTTCTGTTAACGAGCCAGAAAAAGCGGTATTAAACGAAGAGGAGGCTGAGTGGCTTGAGCAATTAAAGAAAGTAAAAAGTTTTCTTAACTGTCTGTATATTATTACGCGTCAGGGTTGGGGTCATGATTTTGAGTTTTACATTCATGAAGAAAAATACAAACTTTCATATAGAGATGATAATGATGAAGATAGTGAACAGACCAAAAACAGACTTGTGAACGCATTGCTTTATGGCTATGAAATCAAGAAAGATAAGTTGTATACAGTGTTCCAAGTGGCAACTGAAGAATATTTGTACACTAATGGAGTTGGTAAATTAAGCAGTGTTCACGTTTCTTATGCATTTGTTGAAGAGCATGAAGAATATCATTTCACGCAGCAAAAACTTGAAGAATTGAATTATTGGGAAAACCCTGCGTTTGAAATCAAAGAGGTGAAGAAATGAAGAAATATTATGTATCTGGAAAATATGACGGTGTCGATATTGGAATGGAAGTTGAAGCACCAAATCAATATATGGCTGTTTATGCTTTCATTGACGAAGTATCGACAAAAGTTCGCGCCACAATGTCAAAGATTTTCGTTTCAGAAGTTGAAGAGGTGGAACTATGAAAGATGAAAATTTAGAGTATCTATCAACTAAAATTAGACGTTCGCAAGACAGATATGTTCATAGCCAGATTGATTTATTTGACCGTATTTTGGCACAAGTTGAAAAGCAGTACGAAAATGCTATTAATGCAACTATACGTAATGAAATTGCGATTGCGATTTATCAAGGTTATATCTTGTCAGACATTGAAGATGCGATTAGAAACGGACAATTTGAATGATAATTTTAGAAGATAATTTTGAACAGTCATATTATGACAGAACAAGCGACTATCTAAATCTTGCTATTGAGTGCGGCGAAATTATCAATCAATATCAAGACGAGATAGTGAGCTTGAAACAAGAAAACAAACGTTTAAAACGTGAAATATGGAATTTGAAGAAAACGAAAGGAAGACGAAAATGAGAGTCAAGGTAACGAATGATTGTGGTTTTAAGTTAGATATCAAGGTTAACGGAAAGCTTGACAGGGCTAGCTGGAGGTTGATTTTTGATTTAGCTAACGACAATACGATTGATAAAACAAAGATTGATTCAGAATTGATACCTTATTCGAATTCAGAATTTTGATTTTGATAGGAATGTGAAATTTTACAGGCAAAAAGGAGAAGAAAATGACAACGACAGAATTAACACAAAAACAAATTACATCAAATGTAGCTAACCGAATTGAGGAAATGAAAGGCGAAGGCTTGCTAGTAGCACCAAATTACAGTGTAAGCAACGCTTTAAGCTCTGCTTATTATGCTTTGACGAATTCAAATAGCGGAAATTTGCTAGAAAAATGTACACACGAAAGTATTTACAACGCATTGCTTGATATGGTTACACAAGGTTTAAGTCCAGCTAAAACCCAATGTTACTTTATCCCTTATGGAAACAAGGTTAAATTAACACGTTCGTATTTTGGAACGATGAAAGTCGTTAAACAGTTGCCTGAAGTCAAAGATATTTACGCTCAAGTGATTTATGAAGGTGATGACGTTGAAATTAAGAACGTCAAGGGTCACAAAGCACTAGTCAAACACGATACTAATTGGCTGAATCAGGATAATCCAATCATCGGCGCTTACTGTATCATCGAAAAAGTTGACGGTGAAAAGGTTTTAACAATCATGACTAAAAAAGAAATTGATAAATCATGGGCTCAATCAAAAAACAAAACTGTTCAAAATAATTTCCCGCAAGAAATGGCAAAACGCACAGTCATCAATCGTGCTGCTAAACAGTTCTTCAACACAAGTGATGATAACGATTTATTTATCGACGCAGTCAATCGAACGACAGCAAGCGAATATGATGACGATGAACGAGGTGTCAAAGACGTAACACCAGAACAAGACGATAGCGAAAGTATTGACAGCTTCCTTGGTGAATCATTGCCAGAATCGGCTGACGAAGAACCAAAACAACCTAAAGATGTAACGCCAGTCGAAGATGCTCCTCAGGAGCTCACAGAAGCCCCAGAATCGACTGAAATGTCTGAACCTGATGATTTACATGAACCAGAGCAAACAGAGCTATTTGAGCAGCTAGGAGACCTATATGACTAAGCTAACAGATGAGAACTATTATCAAGATAAAAATTACTTGTCTAATTCACGATTTAAACAATACATGCAATGTCAAGCTAAAGCTTATGCTGTTGAAAATGGTGAATGGGTAGAGGATAGAGATGAAACAGCGCTCTTGGTCGGAAACTATGTACATAGCTACTTTGAATCCGAAAAGGTTCACGACGCTTTTGTTGAAAAAAACAAAGCGAAAATCATTGCTAAAACAGGTAAGAACAAAGGTGGTCTGAAAGCTGATTTCGTTGTCGGTGAGAAAATGATTAACGCCTTGAAAGATGACGATAATTTTAACCGTCTATATCACGGCTATCCAAGTGATGATGTCAAAAAAGAAATGATTGTGGTCGGTGAAATCGAAGGAGTGCCGATAAAAGGCAAACTTGACAGCATCAATTTATCAAGAGGTTACTTTGTCGACTTGAAAACCATGAGGTCAATTTACAGCGAAGAATGGAATGCTGATTTGCACAAGAAAGTGCCAATGGCAGTCAATAACATCTTGAATTTTGGGTACAATGGTCAACTCGCTCTCTATCGTGAGTTACTGAAACAGATGACAGGACAAGAGTTTAGACCACTTATCGTTGCTGTATCAAAAGAGAACGTACCAGACAAGGAATTTATCAAAGTTGATGAGAATTGGCTCGACGAAGGTCTTGCTTATATCAAAGACAACGTTAAAGAAGTCTGGAACGTCATTCAATGTAAGCAAAAACCAAAAAAATGCGGTCATTGTGACTACTGTAAGTCACAAAAGAAACTCTCTCAAGTCGTAAGTTTAAACGATATGATTGAAAACTAAAATACGTGTCGCGAACCACGATAAAAGCGAGCTAGAAAGTACGTGTTAAGTTAACGAGACGTACAAAGAATTTCAGCGGGCACAAGCCTTACTCACATTTTAAATGTGCCTGCTTTTGATTTTGGGAAGAAAGAAAATGAAAGAAGAATTTATCAAATTAACGCAAGAAGATTTTGAGGGATACGCTAAACATAAAATTTCAGAGCACCTTGAAATTGAATCGTATGAAGTTTACATGGTTTGGTTCACCTACACACTTAGAAATATGAAAGGGTTATTTAGCTTTGACAGTAAGAAAGCTTATCCAATGAGCAACTCAAATTCAAAACTTCCTAATTATGTTGAAGTGACTTACAACAGTAAAACACATGAGTTGTATTTCGATTGGTACACAAAAGAACGTCAGGATATTGTCAATATTAGCTGGGGATTAAGAAAGTAGGAAGCTAAATGTTTTTAATACCGTTTGAACCAAAACCACAATCAAGACCACGAGCTACAATTAGAGGGGAGCATGCTGGCACTTACGAAAAAGCTGACATGACGCGGTGGAGGAGAAAAGTAACTAATTTTGTTAAGCAAAATTATGCTGGACGTTATTTTGACGGAGCAATAAGAACCAAAGTTACGTTCTACATGAAAGCACCTAAAAAAATGGCAGAACCTCCAAAGCCACGTTCAAGACAAAAGAAAAAAGATGAATATGCTAGGTTTATTGCGGAAAAAATTCCACACGATAAAAAAATCGATTTGGACAATTTGGAAAAGTCAGTATATGACAGCATTTCAAAATCAGAGATTGTTTGGAAAGATGATTGCTTGATTGTTGAACACACAACAAGAAAGCTGTATAGTCCAAATCCACGTATTGAAATAGAAATCGAGGAAATCGAATGACAGAAGAAAAGGAATATGCTTTGTATAACGATGACACTTTTTTGATGATTGGAACGATTAAAGAGATAGCTGATTTTTTAGGGATTAAAGAAAGTTCTGCTAATTCTCTGCGTTATCCGTCGATACAAAAAAGAAATAAAAAGGTATTAGTCGAGGTATAAAATGAGCAGAGTGGGAAATCGCAATAGAGTTAAGTTCACAGTCACGACACATAGCGAAAGTGAAAGTGATTTAGATGTTTTAAATGCGTTTATCGAATGGACAGAAACAAAGCATTTGAAGAGCTATATCAAGATAGCGGATATGCTGAATATACTGCCAACAGATGCAAATAAACTAATGCACAGAGCTGTTTTACCAGACGACAGAATTGTTAAACGAATGAAAGAGGTAATGAAATGACAAATATTGCTAAGGGTATTTATAGATTTACCGATTTAAAAACAGGTGGAGTATTCGAGGGTACACGAGATGAATACGCTAAATACTTGAAAATCAAAGAAAGAACGCTAAATTCTCGTATTCAGCGAGGTTGTGTCACCAGAGAAAAAATCGGTGAAATTAAAATCAAACAGAAGAAAAGAATTCAGCGCTACACTAATTTTGAAACTAAGCAAGTCTTTGAGGGTTCGCGTAAAGAAGCGTGTGAATTTTTTGGCATTAAGGATTGGAAGCTAGCGACAATGTTAAAAGACGGTTCAATCGTTAGTAGCTTCATAGTTGATAACGAAATTTGTGAAGACATATTCGAAATGCCAGCGCCAAAATCTAAAGAAGAAAAAATTAGACGTGAACTATACCGCAGAGAATGCCTTTTAAAGGCTCTCTACGTAAGTTAGGGTATTAGGGATATAATTACATTCAGAATGATTTAAAACGCCGTAGAGAGGACGAGAGAGGGGATAACGAATGACAATTGAAGAACTAAGAAAAACGCTTATTGAAGTCACTAAAAATTTGGAAAAATACACCGATAGAGATTTGGTAGAAATCCAATCTATCGGTGATAATCTTAAAGAAATGGCAATGTATGAAACTTTTTTAAGAGAAGGAGTAAAAGGTGATGAATAAACAAGAAGCGATTGATGAGCTTGAGAATGCAATCCCAGATTTTATTTTAAATGATTTTCAAAGAGGTAAAGAGACCGGTTTAACTTATGCGTTGGAATTAGTCGAGCAACTTAACGACCCAGAAAAGCCAGTAGTGCCACAATTTGTGGCTGATTGGTATGAAAAGTATAAGAATGACTTTGAATATAACTTATACAGACTTTGCATCAATTTCCATGAACGAAAATTACATGAAGATTTACATGAATGGTTTAAATTTGATAAAAATAAACCAATTGAGACACTTATATTAATGCACAAATTCGGCTACGAAGTCAAGAAAGAGAAACTGTATACAGTTAAATTTGCAAACGAAGATTTTGGCAAAATTTACATTGGAATTTTTAAGAAATTTAACAAGCTTGGAATAAGCTCATTGCCTTTAAATGATGACGAGATAAGATCATGGTTCACGGAAGACGAACTCAAGAGATTCAAGTTCTGGAACAACCCAGCGTTTGAAATCGAAGAGGTGGAAAAATGACAATACCAAAATTTAGAGCGTGGTTTAAACAAGGAAGTAAGATGGTGAATGTAGCAACAATTGACTTCCTTGAAAAAGAACTTAAAAGCCATGCGAATGTTATGTATAGCTTTGATGAAATTGAACTCATGCAATCAACAGGTTTGTTTGATATGTATGACAAAGAGATTTTTGAAGGTGATGTTTTAAAAACGTATGACGGTGAGTTAGCAAAAGTCGTTTGGAACAAGGAATTAGCTTGCTGGGAAGCCGAATTTTTAAGTGAAATTGTTGATTTAAGTGAAGTTGCTGACGTTAAAAGCAATAGGTCTGATTGTGAAATTGTTGGCAACATTTGGGAGGATGGTGAATTACTTGATAGTTAATTTTCAAAAGCGTATTGAATTCATAAATGAATGCAATTGTATTGTTGACTTAAATGAGTTAGAGCAAGCAATTCTTTGGTATCAATCAAAGCCTACTTCATCCGTTAAGAAAATTTATTTGTATGGAAATTATCCAGCAGTGTCTATACACAATCAAAAAATACATATTCACAGATTGTTGATGCAGTATTGGTTAAACACAAAATTGCCATTTGAATATAGCGTTCACCATTTGAACGAAAATAAACTTGATGCACGAAAAGAAAATTTATCACTTATTTTAAACTCTGCTCATAACAGTAGCCACAACAAAGGAAGAATATTTTCAGATTCTCACAGAGAAAAAATTGCTTTAGCAAATAAAAGACGTAAAGGAATGAAAATGAAAAAACGTGTGGATATTCCTAAGGATAAACTTAGAGAACTGCTCTCTGACGGCAAAACAATAAATTGGATTGCTTCTTACTTTGAATGTGATTGGTCGACTGTTAAGGCGAGAATTTACGAAAATCCAGAGTTTTTGGAGGAAGAGGAATGGCATTAGCGAAAAAATGTGATAGATGTGGTGCTTTTCATAATAATTATAATGAAGCACAGAACTCTAAAAAAATCAATGCGATTATGACTTTGAACACAGATGAATATAATAATTTTTTTTCTAACGAGAAATACAATCTCTGTCCTAATTGTGAACAAGATTTTTGGAAATGGCTAGATTATAGAGAGAAATGAAAATGAAAAACGAAGATTTAGTGATTGGATTAATTGTCATGCTTGCAGCGTTTATGTGCATTGCTGTTGGCTATGACATTGGCAAACGTGAAAGCAAATCTGAAATTGCAGAACTAAAGACTGAACTTAGACAAGCTAAGGCGCAAATCAAGATTTTGGAAGAAAATCAAGTGATTATTTATTATGCTGATAGCTGGGGAGGTAATTATGATTGAATTAGGTGACATTATTGACATGCTTTATATTGAAAACAACAATCCAATTTATATTTTTGATGATGGTGAAGTATTTGAATATGGTGAAGACGACATCGCAGATAAATTAGACTACATTGTGGATTCGATTGATGTTTACAATGACAGAGTCGAAATTAATCTTGAGGACTAATCACCCGCAATGGTATCTAGCAAGGTTCGAATCCTTGCGTGGGTATAACCCGAAATATTTTAAAACGGAATAGAGGTGTTAACACACTTCTTCTCACAAAACAAATTAGTATATAGCTAGCAAAGTTCATCGGGTTACTTGCTAGCAAACAGACTGAAATATTTAGAAACGAGGTATTCCTTAAAATTCTTTCTGCAAAACATTCTAAAGCGAATTATCAGTCGTTCGTGATTATGCAAGGCGCTGCTTAACTTATGGGTAATTCAATGTTTGGGTCGTGCGCCTGCCTAAAAACAAAAAGCCCTGCTTGCGCAAGACCTCCAATGTTATATTCGCTTTTAATATTATAACATATTTGGAGGTTGTGAGTGGTGGCTAAAAGTAAAACAGAAGCAGAGTATTTATTGGAAGAACTAAGACTGATTCCTAAAATAATCAAGCAATTAAAATTAGATATTGAAGCTACTAGAAGCTCGCTGCTCACGTCTCCGAAATGGTCTGATATGAAAGTGAGCGGTGGTATTCGACAGTCACAGACAGATAAGAACGTGTCTATTATTGATACGTCTGATTATTGCACGGTAGAAATTGACCGTCTTATCAAAAGGCGCGAGGAAATTATCGGGATAATTATGAGAATACCAGATGCAGCTCAACGACATGTCTTATTAACGACTTACTTAAGATGTGAAACATTTGACGAAGCAATTGATATGCTAGAGTTAAATAGAAACAAATATTATACAATTAAAACCAAAGCGGTTAAAAATCTTAATGTTATATTAAATCGTGACAAAATCATACGGAATTAGTACAAATTCATACTCAAAAATACAATCTGCCATGCTAATATAGTAGTATGAAATAATGACGACGGGAGCTAAAAGATAGCTCCTTTTGTTGTGTTAAAAGGAAAAAAGGAACATGAAACCACAAAAGATTACTGTTGTTGGTGGAAAGCGAAAGCAAGTAGACTTTGATAGTCGAAGCGAAGAGTATAAGAACTATAACAAGACTAGATGGAACTATGATAAGAAGTTAACAAGGTTCTACAATAGTTCAGTCTGGAGAAGCACAAGTAAGTTAGTATTACTTCGTGATGATTATGTCTGTCAAATGTGTGGAGGAGAAGCGACGATGGTCGACCATATAATTCCAATTAAACAAGATTGGAATCGAAGATTAGACTTGACAAACCTTCAAGCAAGCTGTAAAGCATGCAACGATGCTAAAGCTAATCGTGAGAATTATGGTAAAAAATAGCTTAGAAAAGGCGAACTATTAGGTTATATGCAGGGCTGTGATTGCTTTATTGTTCGGAATACCCGCACAATTTTTTTACGGGGCTTGGTATTGTTCGTGTTCTACAACGCCGCCCTCTTCCGTGCGCAATTTTCCCTTTTTAAAATTTTTGCAGTCTGGAAATTTCAATGTAAAGGAGGTGTCAAGTTGGGAAGAAAGTTAAAGGTAGTTGAAAATAACAAAAAACATTTGACTAAAGCTGAAAAAGCTGTACGTGTCGAAATCCAAAAATCAGCTGGTGACGGTTTGATTGAGTTACAACTAACACCTCCTGAACACTTAGGAGAAACAGCGAAAGCTGAATACGTTCGTATCGTTGAAGATTTAAAAAGTTTACCAGTTCGTGATTTAGACAGGGCAGTTTTAGAAAACTACTGTACGTGGTACGGCATATATGTTGAAGCAAGTCAAAAAGTAAATGAAATAGGTGTTTCTGTTTTTAGTGAAGATAAAGACATGTGGATTCAGAATCCATTAGTTGTTACGCTTGAAAAAGCAACAAACAACATCAAATCATGCGCGGCTCAATTAGGTTTAACTGTTGACAGTCGCATGAAGATGTATGTTCCTAAAACAGAAGAAAAGGAAGACACAATGTTTGATAGATTTGGGAATTAGTGAAAGGTGAACGGGAAATGAAGCAAGTAAAAGAATTCTCTATTAAGTTAACGGAAGGCGACAGCTGTCCAATCGTGAAAATAGACGGTGAAGAAGTATCCTACATTTCTAAATTAAAATTTTATTTTGATTCCAAAAATACAATAAATGACCCATGGGAGAATGGCTTCTTGATTGAATTTTTTGATATAGAAGATGGTAAAGCATCCAAGAAAACTATTGGACAATCGTTTCGTGCTTAAAAAAGAAGGAGGTAATCAAAATAGCTTACGATTATTTAGAAATTCCAGAGCGGTATAGAGATACTGCTTTTTATTATGCTCTTGATGTGGTCGACGGCAATATCAAAGCTTGTCAGAAAGTTATCAAAGCTTGCCAAAGACACTTAGATGATTTGAAAAATATTAGTGATTCTGATTTTGGATTTGATTATTTCCCAGAAAAAGCCCAAAACACTATCGATTTTTTGGAGATTTTGCCAGATGTTAAAACTGGTAAAACTTATCCGCTGGCAAGGTTTCAAAAATTCATTATCTCTAGCTTATATGGCTGGCGAAAGAAAAAAGACCATTCAGTCAGACGCTTCCGCAAGGCTATGGTCTCAGTTGCTCGTAAGAACGGAAAGACCATTTTAATCGCTGGTATTTTACTATACGAGTTTTTATTTGGCAAGAACCCTGCATTAAGTCGTCAGTTGTTCTGTACGGCTAACGACCGTACACAGGCTAGAATTGCTTGGACAATGGCTAAGAAGCAGTTAGAAGCTCTTAGAGCTAAGGATAAGGACATCTTCAAAGCGACCAAGATTGTGCGAGATGAGTTAACAAATAAGCGTGATGAATCGTATATCAGAGCATTAAGCCGTGATACTGGCGCAGTTGACGGTTTCGAGCCATACGTTGGCGTGCTAGATGAGTACGCTGCAAGCAAAACCAATGAAATGATTGAGCTTTTGGAATCTGGGCAAGGTCAGCTTGATAATCCGTTAATTCTTATCATTTCAACTGCTGGTTTAGATTTGAATGTGCCAATGTACGCAATTGAATATAAGTACGCTGCTAAGATTTTAGATAAGAAAACAGTTGATGATTCGTATTTTGCGTTCATTTCCGAACAAGATGACGAGAAAGAAATCGCTGACGAAAGCAATTGGATTAAGTCAAATCCTATTTTGGAAGTGCCAGCATTACACGAAAAAATCATGGATTATTTGCGAAAAAGGCGCAAAACTTCGCTTGAAACTGGCGAAATCAACAAGGTTTTAGTGAAGAATTTCAATATGTGGCGTCAATCAAGCGAAGCCTCTTACATGGATAAACAGACATGGGAAGATGCTTTGATTGATAAGCCTGACACGACTGGCAGACGTGTTTGGATAGGCGTTGACGTCGGTCATTCAAGTGATTTGTTCTCGATTAGTACAATGGCAATGATGGACGATTATTGGTACGCTGATAGCTTTTCGTTTATCGCTACTAAATATGGATTAATAGCGAAAGAAAAGCGAGACGGTGTTTCTTACACGAACTTAGAGCGTATGGGTGAATGTGAAATCACTACTCTTGAATCTGGCGTCATTGATAATGAGCGAGTTATGGAGAAACTCGAAGAAATGGTTATCGAAAACGATTGGGAAGTTCAAGGAATTTACTTCGACCCTTACCAGTACGGAGCGTTGCTGACTATGATTGAGAAGCGACATCCAGAGTGGGTGCAAGTCCAAATTCCGCAAACAACAATGGTTTTGAATATGCCGACGAAACAGTTTAGAGATGATGTTAAGATTGGGAGAATCAAGCATTCGGGCAATAAATTGTTAACAATGGCTGTTAATAATGCTTATACACGAGTTGATAATAATGGTATGCGTATTGATAAGAACAAGAATAGCAATAAAATTGATCCACTAGATGCTTTGTTAGATGCATACGCAGCTTGCTACCTTGAATCATTTGACGGTGCAGGATATTGGACTGACGAGAAAATCTTTGAAAGTGGAGGTCTGTTTTGAAATTTTTTAAAAATAACATTCATACATTGCTATTGTTAGCTGGCTTTGGCTTGATTGATTATTCATTTTTTAGATTGGATTTAACAGCTGGCTTTATGTGTCTAGGTTTGATGTGTACATTTTTAGGTTTATATATTGATAAAACCATGCGCTAGAAAGGAGGTGAGACAATGAGCTTTTTTCAGTCGTTAGGAGATTCTAAACTCTCTTATGACGATTATGTCGCTTCGGTAGTGTCTGGCAACGATAGCGCAAAATATGTTGGTATTTCAGCTCTTAGAAATAGCGACGTACTGACAGCAACTTCGATTATCGCTGGTGACATTGCAAGGTTTCCACTAATCAAGAAGAATGTTCATGGTGACATCATTCAAGATGAGGACATCAATTATCTGTTAAATGTAAAATCAACTGGCAATGCTTCGGCTCGAACGTGGAAATTTGCAATGGCAGTCAATACTATTTTGACAGGTAATGCTTATTCTCGTATTTTGAGAGACCCAAGAACTGGCAAAGCACTACAATTTCAATTTTATAAACCGTCAGAAACTCGCGTAGAAGAATTAGATAGTCATGAGCTTATTTATACATTTATTGACAGTTTGACGGGCAAGGAAATTACATGTGGTGCAGAGGACGTTATTCATTGGAAATTCTTTAGCCACGACACTATTTTAGGGCGTTCTCCGTTGCTGTCTCTAGGTGATGAAATCAGTTTGCAAAACAGCGGAACAAGTACGCTTTTAAAATTCTTTAAAGATGGATTTTCAAGTGGCATTTTAAAAATGGAAGGCGCTATGTTGAGCGGTGAAGCTCGCAAGAAGGCTCGTGAAGAATTTGAAAAAATGCGGGAAGGGGCAAAGGGTGGAAGTCCTCTAGTATTTGATAAGACAATGACCTACGAACCGCTAGAAATCGACACGAATGTTCTGCAATTGATTTCAAGTAACAATTTTTCAACAGCTCAAATCGCTAAAGCTTTGCGAATACCTAGCTATAAATTGGGTGTAAATAGTCCTAATCAGTCTGTGGCACAGCTTACGGAAGATTACGTTACAAACGACTTACCATTTTATTTTGATGCAATAACGAGTGAGTTAGGTCTTAAAATCTTTAGCCCGAGAGATAGACGGAAGTGCCGTCTTGAGTTCGATACACGTAGTATAACAGGTCGAAATGTTGATGAGATTGTTAAACTTGTCAATAATACGCTATTGACACCAAATCAAGGACTTATTGAACTTGGCAAACAGCCGTCTGATAATCCAGATATGAATAGGTATCAAACGAGCCTTAATTACGTATTCTTGGATAAGAAAGAAGAATATCAGTCATTGAAAGGGGGTGAGACGAATGCCGAAACGAATTCAGATGAGGGGTCCGCTGATTCCGAATAATAGTCAAGAAGCCTATGACTATTTTGGAATGGAAGCGGTGAGTGCTAAATCAATTGCTGAAGCTCTTCCAGAAGATGGTTCAGACGTTGTAATTGAAGTTAATTCAAACGGTGGTTTGGTGACAGTAGGCAGTGACATCTACACAGCGTTGAAAAATTATTCTGGGCATGTAACCGCTGAAGTTACTGGAATGGCTGCAAGTGCTTGTAGCGTTGCGATTATGGGCGCTGACAAGGTTGTCATCAGCCCAACGGCTCAAATCATGATTCACAAAGCGTTGTTGAATTGGGTGTCTGGTAACAGCGATGACTTTGAATCAGCCGCTAACGCTTTGAAAGCTAGCGACCGAGGAATTATCAATGCTTATAAAGCTAAAACTGGCTTAAGTGAAGATGAATTGCTTGAACTCATGAAAAATGAAACGTATATGAGTGCTGATGAAGCTGTTGAAAAAGGTTTTGCTGACGAAGTAATGACATTTGACGAACAACAGGCAGTTGCAAGCATCGGCAACGGATTGTTGCCACAAGCGGTTATTGACGACTATTTTGCAAATCATGGCAACAAGCGAAAACAGGAAATTGAAGCTATGAAGCGCGAAATCGAAAAAGAAGAAATCTTACAAGGACTTTAAGTTCTTTTTATTTTGCACAAAAAAGGAGAAAAACTATATGTTTGATGAAAAAATCAAAGAATTAAAAGCATCTATCAACTCGCTTTCAGCTACTATCGCTGATAAAACAGCGCAGGTTAAAAACGCTCTTGAAGCTGATGACCTCGAAAAAGCTCGTACAATCAAAAATGAAATTGACACAGCTAAAGAAGAATTAAAAACAGCTAAAGCCGACCTTGAATTATTCGAAGCTACTAAAGTTTCTGGTGGCGCTGAAAACAAAACAGGTCGTGAAATTGAAACAGATGACATGACTTATCGTGATAAAGTTAACGCATTCTTGCACTCAAAAGGTACCGTTGTTAACGAAGGACTTCGCTTCGACGGTAAAGACGAAGTGCTTATCGCTATGAATGAAATCACGCCAACAACTGACGGTGTTAAGAAAACAGATACTACTAAAGTTACTAGCGAAGAAATCGTTACAACCCCAATTCGCGAAATCAAGACAACTGTTGACTTGAAACCATTCACAACAATTTATCCAGCTAAAAAAGCTTCTGGTAAATATCCAATTTTGAAAAAAGCGACATCAAAAATGGTTAGCGTTGCTGAATTGGAGAAAAACCCAAAACTTGCTAAACCAGAATTTGAACAAGTAGATTGGACTGTTGAAACATATCGTGGAGCTATTCCAGTTTCACAAGAATCTGTTGACGATGCAGACGTTGATTTGATTAGTATTGTTGCTGAAACAGTCGGTCAAATTAAAGTTAATACAACTAATGCAGCTATTGCTGATGTACTTAAATCATTTACAGCTAAAACAGTAGCAAACGTTGATGACATTAAGAAAATTCTCAATGTCGACCTTGACCCTGCTTATGACGTGGCATTCGTGGTTTCACAAAGCTTCTACCAAATTCTTGACACTCTTAAAGACGGAAATGGTCGCTACCTTTTGCAAGATTCAATCACTGCAGTAACTGGCAAAGTCTTGCTTGGTAAACCAGTATTCGTTCTCTCTGATGAAATTCTTGGTGCATCTGGAGAAGCTAAAGCATTTGTTGGCGATTTCAAACGTGGTGTCTTGTTCGCAGACCGCAAAGATTTAGGGCTTCGTTGGGCAGATAATGAAATTTACGGTCAATACTTGCAAGCTGTTCTTCGCTTTGGTGTTAAGAAAGTTGATGCGAAAGCTGGCTACTTCGTAACATATACACCCAGCGAAGCCTAATTCGGAAAACGTAAGCGTTCCGACCGAGGCGAACACAATTACAGAGATTAAAGCTTACTTAGATAGTAAAGGCATTAGCTATACAAGTAGTATGACTAAAGCTGAATTATTGAACTTAGTAAATTCTTAAGGAGGTAGCTAAATGGCAGTCTCACAAGAATTACTGGAAGCAGTTAAACTTTATTGCAAGATTGACTTTGACTTTGAAGATTCGATTGTTGAAGAAATGATTGAATCGGCGCAAGAACAGATTTGCTTTGCAATTGAAGCGGGTTCGACGCCAGAAGATTTTGCAAGTTATAAGAAATTTGACCTTGCTGTTAAGAAACAAGTCAAAGAAGATTATGAACATAGAGGTGTTACTGCTGATAGCAACCGTTATCCGCTGGCGAATGGTGTGTTAAACATCATTCATCAGCTACGTTTGCGAGGTGATGACAATGTTAACACGTAAAATGAATGTGCGTATTACCATTTTCAAAAAAGAAGGTGGACAGAATGAAGATGGCGAAGTTTTAGATAATGTCAGAGCAGATATTATGAGCTGTTGGGCAGAAGTGTCTAAGACGACTGTTAAAGATTTTCGTGAGAATACGACAGGTAAACAAGCAGATAATTCGACGTTGACTGAAACGAGTGACACAAAAGTCTTTTTAATTCGCTATATGCCTAAACCACCATTTGATAATTCGATGTTCATTGATTTCAACGGACTTGAGTATAAGATTGAAAAAATGGAAGTTGATTACGCCAACAGAGAAATGATTATGATAAGCGGGGTGCGTATTATATGACGAAAGGTCTTGATGCAATCTTATCTAATCTTACGAAGTTACAAGTCAAAGCACCAAACGCAGCAAGAGAAGCGGTGACGGAAGTTGCTGAAGAATTTGAAAAACAATTGCAAGCAAACACTCCAGTAGATGAAAAGTTTATCGACCACTTGCGAGACGATACAGCGATTAGCGGTTTTAAAGGTGCTAGCGAGGGCATCGTCTCGAAAGAAATTGGTTACGGTAAAACTACAGGGTGGCGTGCGAAGTATCCAGATTCGGGTACGATTTACCAACGAGGACAGAACTTTGAAGAAAAAACAATTAATCAAATGACACCTCGTGCAAAATACATATACGCAAAGAAAGTTAAAGGAGGTTTAGGTCTATGATTGCCGAAACGACGGCGTACAAGCTATTAAGTAACGATGATAAATTGAATGAGCTGTTTGACAGCTACCGTGGCGGTAAATTCGGACATGGCTTTAAACAAGGAATTTTCACTTATGATATTCCTGAAAAACCAACCGATTTAAAGAAAAAAGACTTAGCGCCTTTCTTGCGTATCAATACAACTTATGATGCGCCTAGCAATTATGCCGATGATAGCTATATTAGCACAGAGCAGCGAATTGTCATTAATTTTTGGTGTCAGACAGCTGCTCAATCGGAAGCAATTGTAAAACGCATTGATGAAATTCTAACCGAAGCCGGTTTTGAATGGTACACAGCTAACGAAACTCCTCGATATAAAGATAACGATATTGACTTACTAATGAATGTAAGAAAGTATCGTTTTTTTATTTGGGGTGATTAAAAAGAAATGAGGAAATAAAAATGGGTAAAGTAAAATTTGGACTTAGCGCTTTTGAATATGCAGTTTTAGATGCTGGCGATAAAACAACAGCTAGCAAAAAATTGCCCGGAATGACAAGTGCAAAGCTCGAAGTAACTAACGAACTGAAAACACTAATGGCAGACGATGGTCCATACGCTGTTTTATCTGGTGGTATTACAGAAACTAAACTAACAATCGAAAACTATGATTTGACTTCTGATGCTCGCAAGGATTTCTTGGGAATCACAGTTGAAAACGGTGTTGAAAAATACAACAAAGACCTCACTCCTAACAACATTGCATGTCTATTCCGCACTAAAATGGACGACGGGAAATATATTTGGGTTGGTCTTTTAAAAGGCAAATTCAATGTGCCAGGTCTTGAAGCTTCAACTGTTGAAGGTGCACCAGACCCTAAAGCAGATTCAATCGAAGGTAGCTTTGTAGCTCGCGGTGATGAAGATGGTGACATTTTCTACATCGGACGTGAAGATGCTGACGGATTTGACTTAGCAGCATTTAAGAAAATGGTATTTCCAACTGCGGAATAATCAACTGGTCGCATTTTGCGACCTTTTATTTTTATGTAAGGAGCAATTATGTACGAAATTAAAATAAATAAAGGCGGACTAGAAAAAGAGTTCTCAAAAGAATATATCAACGTTCAAGATAATTTGTTAGCCCTTGAACACAACGCCCGCCAGATTGCTTTTATTGATGACAAAAAAGCGTCTAGCGACCCAAATAAGGTCAGAAAACTAAACGAATCCTATCTTCGCATGTTCGTAGAAATGTACGGAAAACAATTTACGCTAGAAGAATTAAAGCTAGCTGATGTTAAAACGATGGAAACTCTTCATCAACTATTTGGAGATTCTCTAAACGGTGGCAAGACCGACGAAGAAGTCGAAGACGGTGACGACTCAAAAAAGGAAAAATAACCCCAGAAGAAGCAAGAGACAACTTGTTAACTTGGATTAAAAATCTTTTGCAAAATGGGTATACCATTTTAGAAATAAAACAAATGCAACTATCAGATTTTGAGTTAATGGTGGAAGCATTAGAACAAGAATCGCCCGAAAAGAAAGCAGAAGAAACTGAAACTACTCTTGACAAAGCCTTTCCTTTCTTATTTGGGTAGAAAGGAGAAGAAAGTTTAGTGAATCTAGGAGAATTAGTAGCTACTGCTACGCTTGATATAGCGCCTTTTCAAACAAACACAAAACAATTAAAGACTTATTTGCGTGGTGTTGATAGCTCTTTGAAAGCTGTTGAGAAAAGTATTTCCGGTCAAGGTAATAAAGTTAAAGCTTTACGTTCGGTTTATAACGAAACAGGTCAAGCTTTGAAAGGTTATCAAGCATTACTTGTTAAACAAACCGAAAAATACAACGCCTTAAAATCTAACATCGGAGATGTTGCAAGTGCCACCGAGAAAGAAAAGAACCAACTGCTTGGCGCTCGTACAGCTATGATGGATACAGCTGCTAAAATCAGCGAATTACAAGGTCGTTTGCAAAGTTTAGCGACTGAAATCAACATCTTTAGTCGTATGGGCTCTGCTATGACTAGTTTTGGCGATAAGTTAACAACTTTAGGTTCTAGTGCTGTTAATCTTGGTTCAACTTTGACTGGTGCTATTACAACACCTCTAGTTGGTATAGGCGTGGCTGCAATGACGACATTTGGTAATTTTGAACAACAAATGAATCGTGTTAAAGCTATTTCTGGCGCTACAGGTGGACAATTCGACCAATTAAAACAACGAGCGGTAGAGTTGGGAGCGAGTTCTGTCTTTTCAGCCTCAGAAGTTGCACAAGCTATGGAGAACATGGCATCTGCAGGAATGAACGTCAATGACATCTATTCAGCATCGGCTGGTGTTATGGACTTGGCTGCGGTATCTGGTCGTGACATGGGATTGGCTGCGGAAGCTGTAGCAAGTGCTATGAATCAATTTGGTATAGCTGGAGAGAATGCAACACACGTAGCTGATGTCTACGCAAAGGCAGCCGCTGACACAAATGCTGAAACGGTTGATATGGCAGAAGCGATGAAATATGCTGGACCTGTCATGAGTTCATTGAATTCTTCTTTCGAAGAAACGGCTGCAGCAATTGGAATTATGTCTAATGCGGGTATTAAAGGCTCGCAGGCTGGTACTACTTTGCGTACAGCCATGCAACGTTTAGCGGCACCTACAGATGTTGCTTCTAAATTAATGCAATCGCTTGGAATATCTGCTTACAATTCCGAAGGGCAAATGAAACCAATCAGCGAATTGTTGCCACACCTTCAAGAACGTTTGAGTGGTTTATCAGAAGAACAGCGAAATAACGCGTTGAATACATTGTTCGGAAAAGAATCTTTAAGTGGTATGCTAGCGCTTTTGGATAGTGCTGGACCTGAATTTGACGGAGTTGTTTCTGGGTTACAAAATTCAAACGGCGCTGCTAAAGAAATGGCTGATACGATGAACAGCGGTCTTTCTGGATCAATTGAAAATTTGAAAGGTAAATTAGAGACTGCTGCGATTACTGTTAGTGAACGTTTTGCACCATACATTGAACAACTGGCTGATAAAGTAGGTGAGTTAACAGAGTGGTTTACCAATTTGAGTGAAGAACAACAAGACCAAATTGTAAAATGGGGGTTAGTAGCGGCTGCAGCAGGTCCGGCTTTGGTAGTGTTTGGTAAAATCGCTGGTACTTTAGGTACAACTTTCAAAGCTCTTGGCACGGTAAGCTCTGGAATCGGAAAAATAGTCGGAAAAGTGGCGCCATTAATAACTAATTTTGCTGGAATGGAAACAGCAGCTGTTGGAGCAACTGGGGCTACTAGTGGATTAGGTACTTCGATTAGTTTGCTCTCTAATCCTCTAGGAGTAGTGGTTGGTGGCGCTGCATTGTTAACTGGAGGGCTAGTAGTTTTAGCAGAAGCTAAAGAGCGTGCAAGAGAAAGCGCAGAAAAATACGGAACTACATTATCGAATGACACAAAAGGTAAACTCGATGAGTTCAGCAGCGCTGTAACTACTGCTCAAACAGCTATGACGAATTTTGAAACTGGTGCAACACAATCAGCGGATAACGTTAAACAAGCTGTTGCGGATATGATGAGCGCTATTACACAAGGCGCAGAAGATTCTAAAGCTCGAATAGATGTGCTTGCTCAAAAATATGGTCTTACAGATGAGCAAGTAGCGGCTGCTAAAGCTAAGCAAGATTTGATTGTGTCAAATTCGCAAACTATGACAGACCAAATCACAGCTATTTACGAAAAGCATAACGGTGATGTCAGCCAGCTTACGACTACTGAAAAGACGATTGTTGAAAACAATATGAGAGAGCTTTGTAAAGCTCGTGTTCAGGAATTAGGTCTTGGTAAAGATAAAGAAAAAGCAATCCTTGAAGTCTTTAATGGCGACGTTAAAAATATGACGATGGCACAACTTAAAGACCAGTCTTCGGCTTTGCAAGAAGCTATGAAAGAGGAACAGAAATCTTATAAGACACAGCGTGATGAAATTAAAGAATCGCTCGATTTAGGACTTATCGACCAAGAGCAGTATAATTCAAAAATGGCTGCATTAAAAACGCAACACAATGCGACTATGACAGAGTTCGGTCAAGCATTGACGAAAGTTGCACAAGAACAAGATGCACAAAGCGGACAATTCGGTGTGTATGCTGAAAAAATTCGTCAAGTTTTAGAAGACTATGACATGAGTTTTGAAGATTTGTCGAAGCAAGCTTTGGAATCTGCCAACAAAATCGGTCAAAATACAGCGATGATTGGTACATATACGTCTGACATGTCAGCAGACGCTAAAAGTGCTACCGACCAATGGAACGCTTTAACGCTTGACCCGTTAACAGGCGAACTAAAAACGAATGCTGTTCAAGAAGTAGCAAACGCTCTTACTGCTGAAAATGGCTGGAATAACATGGAATTTATTTTGAAAAATGCCAATGTTAATTCCAATGCTCGTGTAGAAGTAGCAGATGCCTTGCAAAAATTAGGTGAGTGGGATAATACCACTCCTGAACAGAAAGAGTTGTTATTTCAAAATGACAAAGGTTTGCTTGCAATCTACGAATCAAAAGAGCAATTAGATATTTGGAATGGTATGCCAGCGAATGTCAAAGAGCTATTAGGTGAGAATGAAAAATTCACATCAAGTGCTGAAACGGCGCAAGAAATGCTTGACAAATGGAATAATGCTACGCCAGACCAAAAAGATTTAATTGCTTCTAATAAAACGTCTGAAGGCGTTAGTGCGGCGATTGACATGCTTCTGACTGTTCCTGATGAGAAAAAAACAGATGTAAAAGCTGAAAATAACACAGCTCAAGGCGCTGCTGACGCTAAAGCAACTGTAGATGCAATCAAACAAGGTTCTCCAATTGGACTGTTTGCTGTTGATATGACAGGCTCTCAAACAGCGTCTGCTCAATCTAAAATCGACAATACGCAACAGAAACAACCTGCTAGCGTCAAGGCTCAAAACGATACTGGCGACGGTACAAGTAAGGCGCAAGCTGCGATTGATAAAGTTATGCAGCGCGCCCCAATCGCTATCAGAGCTGTCGACAATGCCACCACTACGGTTAGGAGTATTGTTGGAGGCTTTCCTGCCTTCCACACCATTAAAGTCGTGGCAGAAGCAGCTGGTAGCTTAATTAATAAAATTTTCAAGAACGAAAAAGGGACTAATTTTCACCCCGGTGGTTTAGCACTTGTCAATGATCAAAAAGGACCGACTTATCGCGAATTGGTAACCTTGCCAGACGGAACAAGTTTCATTCCACAAGGTCGTAATGTCATGTTGCCACTTCCTCGAGGCTCGAAAGTCTTGCCTGCTGGTAAAACTAAACAATTGTTCCCACGTTATGCAAATGGTATCGGTTTTGAAAATACTCGTGTTGCGGATGTTGCACGTCGAATCGGTAATCTGCAGTCACAAAGTGATGTTGTCGTTACTCAAAGCGATAATAGCAACATTAATCAAGCTCTTAATAAACTTATCGAACTCGTAGCGGAAAACACGGACAGCTTAGATAAGTTGGCTGCAAGACAAATAATTATTGAAAATTATATGGATACTGAACGTGTTGGACGCTCGGTTGCTAAGTCAGTAACTAGCGAACAAGAACGTCAGGAATCCATTAATAACGCAGTATATGGAATGGGGTGGTAATTATCGAAAGAGTATATTTTGACGGAAAAGAATTGACACAATTTATTACCGTCACATCTGATTTTCATTTGTGGCAAGGTGCAGATTTTGACCCGCAGTTTTCGGATTATGACCTTTTGAACGGTTCAGAATTTGTATCGACGCGTTTTGGTAAAAAAACTATTTCCGTTCCGTTTTACAATACGTCTGGAACATTTCAAGAATACAACCAGTTAATGGCTATTCTTAATGTTGCCGAACCTAAAGAGTTGTGTTTCAGCAGTCTGCCAAACATAACGTTTCAAGCTATTCCGAGCGGTAATATTGATTATGATAAGTTAACTCGTCGAAACGGCAAAGGTACGATTAATTTTATTATCGCAGACGGCTTAGCCTATTCTAAAACAACTCGTACATTCGAGTTCTCTAAAAATGAACAAGGTACGCTTGAAGCTGAAATCATCAACGAAGGAAGCGAAGAAGTCGCTGTTAGCTATGAAATCAAACTCAAAAAAGAATCTGGGTTCGTCGGCATTGTTAGCGAGTATGGCGCTATGCAGTTTGGTAAGTACGATGAGTCAGATGGTTATATGGACAGAAAGAATGTGACAGTTATTAGTAATCAAGCTGGCAACTTCGCCAATTGGACTGACGGCACTAAGAATTATGAGAACACAAACAAAATCATTACAACTCAAATGACCGCTGATACTTCGTTCGGCGGTCGTCTTGGTTTGTTGCCAAATTCGTTTACAACAAGTGGTACTTCTGGCGCTTATCAGTACGGAGCGGTTAAGGAATACACGCTAAGTAATCCTATCTCTCAATGGTACATCTGGGCAAGGGCTTGGTTTGAAACTGGGCTAATGGGGCAAACTGGCGCTTGGTGCTTAACGGTGCTAGATGAAAGTAATCATCTAATCGCTGGCATGGCAATTGAGAAAGACGACGCAGTTGGTAATACTGCAAATGTCCGTTTCTTAATGGGTGACGGTTCGGGTGGTAGTCGTACAGTTAAGACGATTTCATTCACACCGTCATACTGGGTGCCACCAAACCCATACGGCACAGAAGGTCGCGACCAAAATCGCAACATGTTCGACTTAGTCAAAGAGAAAGACCGTGTGCAATTTTTCTGGTACGGTGGCTACTATCCGTACTATGATTCTCGTTTGGCAAACGTCAAAGCGAAGAAAATTCAGTTTTTCGTCGGACAGTATGCAGGTCGAAACACGACAGATAGAAAGGTCACACACCACTATCTAAACGATTTTACTTTTCAAGAATTGCATGTTGATTATTGGAAAGACGTTCCTAATCGCTATTCAAGCGGTTCAGTCATTAATATTGACGGTGAGAAAGGGCAAATCAAAGTCAATAATCAAATTCGTTTAGACGACGAAGTTTTGGGAATGACTTATTTTAAAGTGCCACCCGGAAAAACAAAGGTGCAGTTAATACTTTCTAGCTTTGCGGAAATTACTTCTGCCACAGCGACAATACAGGAGGTTTACATTTGACAAGAAATAATGTACGTATTGCGATTCGTGATTCAACAGATAGCCACAATGTGGCTTTTTTTGATAATAAAGCAGGAATCAAACATAAGAGTGCTAATTTGCACCGCTTTTTAGCAGGTTCGGCAAGTATTTTAACGCTTAAGTACAATTCAAAAGATATTGACAGTATTCGTTCTGGGTGTAAGCTTGCTTTTCGTTATAAAGCTCGCGACTATTGGCTTAATGTCATGAACTTCGAGAAGAAAGGTTTCGAAGTCGAGCTAACCGCTTATTCGCTCGGTCTTGAATTGAACAACGAAACTCGTGGCGAGCATAAGCCAGCGAATGCTATGTCAATTGCTGAATATGTGGCTTATTATGACCCAGAACACGTTTTAACAATCGGTGTTAACGAAGTAGCTGACAAGCGCATTAAATTGGAATGGACGGGCACAGACACGATTCTGGCACGTCTTTTTTCTGTTGCGAACAGCTTTGATGCGGAACTTGACTTTAGCGTAGAACTCAATGACGATTACTCACTTAAACGTCAAGTGCTGAATATTTACAAAAAAGGCAATCTTGGCACAAATAAGGCCAGTCGACCTGTAAGAGTTGGCAAAGAGCTTAAAGTCATCAACTACAGCGACAATATTAAAGAGTTAAGAACCGCAGTTCGAGCAACTGGTAAAGATGGTTTAACAATTGACGGCTTAAACAAGAAAATCTATGACAGTAATAAACAATTGCTTTATTATTCAAGCGGAATGACAGTCTATGCGCCACAATCTCGTGACCGCTTTCCATCTGTTGGCAAAGGCTCGAATGATAACTGGATTGTTAAAGATTTAGGTGAAACACAATATGAGACCAAAGAAGCTCTTTGGGGCTATATGTATGGAGAAATCCAAAAAATATCTGTGCCAGAAATCACCTACGAAGTCGAAGGTGCTATAGATGCTGGTGTCGGCGACACTCAAACATTGATTGATGACAAGCACTTTGAACCAGCACTCTATGTACAAGCTCGAGTGTCTGAACTTGAAGATGACATCTTGACAGGTAAAGTGACGAAGTCAACGTTTATTAATTATGAACGCAAATACAGTCAGATTGCTGACGAATTGCAAAAACGAGTTAACGAATTAGTAGAAGCTTCAATACCATACACGATTAAAGTTTCGAGTGATAATGGGACTGTTTTTAAGAATGCGACTGGAACGAGTACGTTTAAAGCTAGAGTGTTTAAAGGCGAGAAAGAAATCACTTCTGACGTCACTTGGCGCTGGGCGCTTGACGGGAATGTTACGGTTGGCATGCAGTACCTTGCTAAAGCCGAAAACATAGACGGTACAGCTGTTTTAACCGTATCGGCTTATGTCGGCAACAATGAAGTAGCAACGACTGAAATTACGCTGACGAACGTAAACGACGGCGCTAAAGGTGATAAGGGTGATGATGGAGATACGGGACCACAAGGACCACAAGGTCCTAAAGGCGATAGAGGTGACGACGGTTTACCGGGCAAAGATGGTGTAGGCTTAAAATCTACTGTCGTCACTTACGGATTAAGTACATCTGAAACCACACCGCCAACAAGCTGGACGGCTCAAGTGCCAACTTTGACAAAAGGTAAGTACTTGTGGACTAAAACGGTATGGACGTACACAGACAACACATCTGAAACTGGTTATCAGAAAACCTACATTGCTAAAGATGGTAATGACGGGAACGATGGTATAGCTGGTAAAGACGGTGTAGGTATCAAGTCAACAGCTATCACTTATGCAAGCTCAACCTCTGGCACAACTAAGCCGACATCAGGCTGGTCTAGTACTATTCCAAGCGTATCAGCTGGTAACTTCCTTTGGACTAAAACGGTGTGGACGTACACGGATAATACTAGCGAGACTGGCTATTCTGTTGCGAAAACGGGTGAGACTGGCGCTACTGGAAATGGCATTGCTAATACTGTTATCACGTATGGTCTCAGCACGTCTGAAACCACTGAACCAGCTACGTGGGCAAGTAACATGCCTGTTTTGGTTAAGGGTATGTATCTGTGGACACGAACCGTACAAATATACACCAATGGTACATCTAGCACGAGCTATCAAAAAGGTTATATTGCCAAAGACGGTGCGCAAGGGTTGCCGGGAACACCGGGCAAAGATGCTCAAACACAGTACACACATATCGCTTATGCCGACAATGCGACTGGTGGCGGTTTTAGTCTGACAGATAACACCAAACCATATTGGGGCATGTACCAAGATTTTAATGCTGCCAACAGCAATGACCCCACGAAATATAAGTGGAGCAAGTGGAAAGGCGACCAAGGATTGCCCGGTGCACCGGGAGCTGATGGAAAAACGCCGTATATCCATTTCGCCTATGCTGATGACAACAAAGGTACTAACTTTAGCTTAACTGACAAGAACCAGCGGTATCAAGGATACTACAGCGACTATACAGAAGCTAACAGCACGGACTACAAGAAATACACTTGGGTTGATAGGCTGGCGAATGTGCAAGTCGGAACAGTTAATCTCATTAAAGGTACTGGTTCAGCTTTCGTTATGGGATTTGGAATCACAAACACAACTTGGAACGAAACTAAAAAACAATCCATTTTAGATTTTTCGGTTCCTAGCGTTAATCTAGCTATCAAAGATGAAATACTTCCGCAAAATGGAAAATTCTTCGATTTCGAACCTGTTAAGGGTACAACTTACACGCAATCTATAATGATTGACACAGACGCAACATTTAACCCGGACGGACAAATGGAATTTTCTTGGTTTACACGCAATCTGCATAATAACCAAAAAGCTTACATCAAACAAATTGGACAATATAGCTATCAAGTTTGGTCTACGTATACGTGGAATTTAGAAAATACAGCACTTAGAGCGTTCGACTTGTTTGGTTTGCATAATGTTTTGCTTTTTCGCACAACAGGTACTTACTTGGCATTTTATAATCCGAAATTAACAACTGGCAATTTGCCAAGCGATTGGTCGGCTGCTCCCGAAGACATCCAAGATCAAATCGACAGCAAAGCCGACAGCGCACTCACGCAAGAGCAGTTGAACGCGCTAGAAGCTAAGCGATTGCAGATGGAAGTTGAGCTAAAAGCAAAAGCTACTCTGGAGCAAGTGTCAGAGCTTGAAACGTTTATCAACAATCTAAAACAAGAAGATTCAGACGGTCGTCAAAAGATTATTGAGATAACGAAAGCTATTGAAGAACGTGTCAAAGAAATTGAACCAATTATGGAATATTCTCAAAAGTTGAAGTTCATGGACACGTACATCACGCAAGGAAACGGTGGCATGATTATTGGTGCGAACGACAGTACGACTAAAGTCGTTGTAACACCAGACCGCATTTCATTTCAAAGTGGTGGTTCGGAGGTGGCTTACATTAGTCAAAGAATGCTCCACATCGATAACGGTGTATTTACAATGTCTTTGCAATTGGGACATTATATCACTCGTGCTCATCCAAAAAATGAGTATGTCAATGCGACATACTTTGTTAAATAGCGAAAGGAGGATTTATGGCAACTGCTACATTTAGTGGACAGTATGGACATAATATGACGTTAGAAGTCTGGTCAGATTGGAACAGACAAGATATAGCAAGCAATAGTTCTACAGTCAATGTACAGGCACGCTTGCGAACAAATGGCTACGCTTCTATGTGGGGAGTGACAGCGCCTGTAACCGTTACAGTAAACGGAAAAAGCGAGTCGTCTAATGCTACTGTTAATATTGGTACGAACTCATCTTTGCTTTTTTACGGTAAAGACTTTGTTGTCCCTCACAATGGTGACGGTACGAAAACCGTTGGTATTCAAATCTCTGTAGGTTTAAACACTGGTGGGTACGGAAGTTCAATGGTCGCTTTCGATTTGCCTCTGCCAACAATCGCCAGAGCTAGTACAGTTAATGATATAACTGGTACGCTCGGAAATGCAATGACGATTAATATTAATCGCAAGAACAGTGCTTTTAAACATACTGTTAAATATAATTTTGGTGCGTTATCTGGAACTATCGCAACGAATGTTGACACGTCTGTTAGCTGGACACCGCCACTCGATCTTGCTACCGCTATGCCCAACAAGACAAGCGACTGGGGCAATATTACTGTAGAGACTTATAGTGGCTCTAGTAAGATTGGTTCAGCAACGTGTAGACTTACTTTGAACGTGCCAGACAGCGTTAAACCAACGCTTGGCAGTATTACGCTGACAGATAGCAATACAGCAGTTAAGAATCTGTTAAACACAGCTAACACATTTGCGGAAATCGTGTCAGACATTAAAGTAGCGTTTAACAGCGCTACTGGTGTGCAAGGGTCAACCATCACAGGCTATCACGCTGAAATTGTTAACAAGAATCAATCTACCAACGCTAATAATGGCAATTTAGGGCTGATGAAGTGGAATGGTTCGGCGCAGGTCAAGGCGTGGGTTGTCGATAGTCGTGGGCGTTCTAGTAATGCTGTTACGACTAACATCACAGTCTTAGAATATTTCTTGCCAACGCTAACATTCACGGCTATTCGTGGCGACACCAATCAATCATCAGATAAGATTGTCGTTAGTCGAACAGCTAAGATAGCGCCACTCAAAATTGGCAACACTCAAAAGAATAGTTTTAAGCTTAGCTTTAAAACAGCGCCGTTTGGCTCAACCACGTTCACAGCTGATACTGGTGCAAGTGTTAACGACAAGGTCACTAATACGCTGACAAATTCAAAAGCAACACTTAGCGGAACGTTTGATATTGGAAAATCTTATGAAGTTTACGGCGTGCTTGAAGATGCCTTGACAAGTTCAGGTACGGTTAAAGCGCCACCCGTTTCACCAGAAAAAATGGTGATGGGTATGGCTGAAACAGCTGTAAGTTTTGGGAAATATCCCGAAAATACAAACGCTGTTGATAGTGACTGGGTCTTTAAATACAAAAATAAAGATATTCAACATCATCGACTTTCTGCTAACGATGGTAGTGCTATTCTGCTATCGAATGGAACAGACTTAAACACAGTCACAGAGACTGGCTTTTATCGTGGATACAACTTAGTACATGCTCCTCTTGCCGCAGGCTGGCATTACATTAGAGTTAGTCGACACGAAGGCACAAGCTGGATAGTTCAAGAAGCGATTGAATATGGAGGGAATATTTCGGCTTTTCGTGTTAAGAGAGATAATTCGTGGCAATCGTGGAAACAATATGCAATGCGTGATGAACTTAAGAATCAAACTAACACAGGCTGGCAATCAGCAGGTTATGCCGGTTCGTACTATAAACGAAGTGGTGATGTGCTGGCGATTCGTTTTAATTTCACCGGCAATGGCAATACGTTCGTAATTGCAACTATTCCAGCTAGTGTGTGGGTTGCACCTCAAGAATATATGTTTGAGATTGCTGAATGGTCGACTAGTGGCGCAGATACTGGACACGTACAGGTCAACTCTGGGACTGGAAACTTTAATATTCTATCTTCGAAAAAAGGTCAATCGTACAGAGGTCAAATACTGTTGATGACCTAAGAAAGGGGACAATACATGAAACTATCTTTTAATTCAAAATCACAGGAAATCGGACTGGACGGGACAATCTCTGGAACACGAGTCGTCTTGTCAAATAACGAGGGTGGATTTCTTCCCGTCATGCTTCCAGCTGACAAAATCAGCTTATCAAACAGCGAGCTAGAAGAGTTAGCCCTTGCAGTAGTGTATCAAGAGAATTTCCCACAGCGTGCTGAAAACGAGAAGTTCGCTGAAATCACAAAAGAGCTTGCAAACTACAAGGAAAATTCAGAAGTAGCACAAGCTACGTTATTAGATGTTGTTGCTCAATTGTGCGAGCAAGGAATTTTGACAGAAGAATTTAGTGCATAAAAAATAGAAAAGGATGGAATTTAAAATGGCAAAAGTAAGCAGTACAACAATGTTATTCGCAATCAATGTAATTTCTGGAAACTATCAATATTCAAAGGTACCAAAAATTTTCAGAGCAAAAGTCAAAGCGCAAATCGCTCTCATGGTCGAAGATGACGAGCTTTTGGCAGAGTTGACAAAAGAGACTGCTGAATAAGCTTAGAAAGTAGAGGGGCTTATGGTGGGACAAGATATTATTCACGAAGCCATGAGAGCAACTTGGACGATTGATAAAGTTGGCGGAGTTTTAGCTATAGCTATTATCTTAGTCATCTTGCTTTTAATTAGCGGTATGATTTGGGTTATTAAGAAACTAGTGACTGGTTTCCAAGAAACTAACAAGGAGCTGTTAGCTTCCAATAATCGGATTGCTACTGAAAACCAACAGCAAATGGCTAGATTGACAGAAGCTGTTAATAATCTCTCGCTAGAAACTCGCAAAGACATATCAGTTTTGCAAGAGAAAGTGGACGATTTAGAAGATGTTGTTAGAAACACACAGATGTTTTAAAGGAGTAAGAGAATGAATGATGTAATTTTACAAGGCGTTATGCTTATTTTGACTGGTTTTGCTGGTTTTATCGTTAAAACCGTAAAAGACTATCTGTTTAAAGAGGGTGGAGAAAAAGCTTTGCGTATCGTCGAAATCGTAGCAAAGAATGCTGTTAATGCAGTAGAACAGATTACAGACGAGTACACAGATAGTGAGCAGAAGCTAACTGCTGCTAAGACGAAAGTCAAGAAAGCGTTAGAGCAATACAATATTTATTTGACAGATAGTCAGCTAGAAATGTTTATCGAATCAGCAGTTAAAGAAATGAATGACAGCTGGAAAGGAGAAAATAAATGAATACAGATGTTTTAATCAATTGGTTTGAAAGCCGTCGCGGCAAACTTACTTATTCGATGTATGGAAGCCGAAACGGTTCAGACGGCACAGCGGACTGTTCAGGTTCAATTTCGCAAGCTTTGAAAGAAGCAGGAGTAAATATCATTGGTTTACCGTCAACAGTAACTTTAGGCTCACAATTAGCTAAAAACGGCTTCTATCGTGTGTCTAAAAACACAGATTGGAACGGACAACGTGGGGACATTGTCATGATGTCATGGGGCGCTGATATGTCGCAATCTGGCGGTGCTGGCGGTCACGTCGGAGTGCTAGAGGACGCAAATACGTTCATTTCTGTTGACTATTCAACTGGCGGACAAGCAGGTACAGCGGTATCAAGTCATAACTGGAATAGCTATTATAACAGCTCTAAACCTGCGTATGTGGAAGCTTGGCGCTTTAGTGGTTCTACAGCTACACAGCCTAACACAGTAGTTTCTGGCGGTCGTAAACCAGACAGTAAAGCTTACTATCTAGCTAACCAAGTGGCTTTTGTCAACGGTATCTACCAAATTAAATGCGACTACTTAGCGCCTGTTGGGTTTGATTGGACTGACAACGGCATTCCTGTTGGTCTTGTGAACTGGGTTGACGAAAACGGAAACAATGTGACTGACGGCGCAGACAAGGACTTTAAAGCTGGTATGTACTTTAGCTTTGAACTTGACGAAGCTCATATTGCCGATACTGGTGAGGGCGGATATTACGGCGGTTACTACTGGCGTAAATTCGAGTTCGGTCAGTTCGGCACGGTTTGGTTATCTTGTCGAGATAAAGACGATTTAGTCAATTATTACAAGTAATGGTATAATAAAATAGCAAACACTTTAACACCCCTAGCCTTTTGCGGTTAGGGGCTTTTTTTGGTATAATAGATGCATAAGTAGTTGAGAGGTCTTACTTATAATATCTGGCAGAGAGTGGGCTGACGATCGCACGTTAAAGAGAAGTACGTTTTGGACTAGCTCACGCTAGTCCTTTTTTATTTGCGTTAAAGAGCAAAAAAAATGCTATAGTAGACACACTAGGGGGCGGATGATATATATGTCAATGGAAGAACTAGCTAACCACGTAATCGCCGTGGCGCAAGAAAACAATTTGTCTGTGTCGAACTTGGAACTACAGAAAATTTTATACTTCACATTAAGAAACTCTAGAAACGTTTTAGACGAAGAAACCATTAAAGAAACTTACGATGACCCATTTCTAGCTTGGCCATATGGGCCAGTAGCACGAAAGCAGAACAGGCGTTTTCGTTCTTTCGGATGTAGTTCGATTATTGGCGTATTTGACAAAGTTTCTAAATACGAACAACTCAATCCAATAATTCTCCGTTTTCTAAAAATCAACCTTTTCAAAATGGTAGACGCCAGCCAAACACACAAATTCTGGAAAGAAAATAGTGACTTGATAAAGTCTGGCAGACGCGATATTGAATACCCGCTAGACGAGGTTTTGAGGTAGCTTTTTGCTAGCTATTTTTTGTTGTTTCAAAAGTTAACATATGCTATAATATTGTTATCGCAAGTTTAAAACAATTAACTAAATAATTTAGTGCAGATTGTTTGACAGCATGCTAAAGTTACATGCTTAATAGCTCGTTACGCTAGCGGTGGGATACTGTCGTTAGATAAGTAATCAATCTTTGATTGTTGCGAAGTGAGAGAATAGCAAGAGTGCGTGTAGCGTGGATGATATGTGTAATTAGGCTAAATCTAAACGGTGGTGGCGATAATAGACGTCTCTGTGAGAAATAATCCTGCAAGCCCAAGTTTGACCACTTGAAGCAAGCAGGGAGTTGTCAAAATAAGCCATTATGCGCATTGACGAGTGAAAAGCTCGTTGCTTACACTAAAAGATTGTACAAGTAGCCCAAAAGCGCAGGTGATAAATTGGATATATTGTCACATACTTATGATTCTGAATGTTGGGTGAAAGTTGGAGGTAACCATTCCTGCCTAGTCATTGAACCTTTTAGGAAGTTATGAGGTAGCTCCTCACAGCTCAGACCTAAGACGACTATCAGCTAATAAGTTGCATATATTTGAAGCAGAGTGAAGGCTCATTTAGTTGGTTGTTTTAAATTTGTGATAAACCTATATTCCCAAGGGTGTATATGGTGGAGAGCTAACAAAGGTTAGCTCTTTTTTTAATTTTGCTGACCTCGGGAAAATTGGCAGTCATGCACGTTTATGGTATAATAGACGTGTAAGGAGTAGAGGGTCTTACATTAATACGAGATACGGGCTAGCTTTGGCTAGTTCTTTTATTTTCCGTTATAACCACAAAAATGAAAAAAGTCCGTTAAAACGGACAAAAAAATTAAAAAAATATCAAAAAAGTTTACAAAAAGAGTTGACTTAGTTATAACTAAGTTGTATAATATACATGTAAGATAAAGAAAGACGAAAACGAGGTAATTAAAATGAAAGAAATTATGACACGAGCTTGGGAAATTGCAAAACAAGGTCAAGCTAAATTTGGTGGTAAAGTTAGTGAATATATTTCAGAAGCTTTGAAAGAAGCATGGTTTGAATATCGTTCAGAAAAAGAAGAAAACACTTCTGCTAAAATGGAAGTAGTTCTTGCTAAATTAAGAAAAAACCAAAAATTTACAATCGCAACATTGATTGAACAATCACACGAACTTGAATTTAACGAAGTGATGCACAAAGCAGGTGCTTACTATGGTATCGAAGTAATTGCTGATGGCGATAAAGCTACTACAGTATATGTAAGCGAAGGCGCTTGGGAAGCTGCTTAATAGGTAGAAAGGTACAGAATCATGGAAATCAATAAAGATATTAGAGATTTAATTGTTGAATATGCGAATCGGTATTATCGCTATGAAAAAGACTTTTACAAGAAAAACACAATCAAAATGTCTGACAATACATGGCAACGTTTCAAGCAAGAGAATGAATACATTGAAAAGATGTACGCCCGCCGAGTGAATAATATGATAGATGACCTATTCACCGATTTTGAACAAGCTTTAATTGGGAAAGCGCAACTTGAATATTATTTTAGCAACGAATACAAGTTTAGCATGACATTTCCGACATTTTATGACAAGTTCAAAAAAGATTTATTCAGAAGTTGGCTAGAAAATCACCGTCAAGATGTCATTGGTGGTAAAGAACGATTATATGACGCTGACGGCAATCAAACCACTAACTATCTGCTTGTGGCGTTGGAATCTAGTAAATTGAGTGGTAGTGATAATTACATGCTAGAATTACGTTTTAAGAATTATTTAAAAGGCGAAGAATGCCCAGCAGGGCGAGAAAATCGCTTAAAATGGTTTGAAAAGAATTTAGGAGAAATCAG